AGATAATTTATCTAAAGATGAAAAGGAGTGGTTAAATGGTAGATCAAAAAGTTCTAAACGATAAGAAGTTACCGAAGATTGAGAAGATAGCACTTCTCAATGACGAGCTTCGTAAAAAACTAATTGATGGAGATTTGTTTGAAGCTCATAGTAAAGACAGAGTATTTATTACTAGAGGAGCTAGTATATTTGCAAATGGTATGAATAGAATGCAGTTCTTAAATAATGTTGCTTTGTATAGAAATTTTACAGAAGATAACAATCCATATGGAGAAAGAGACTTTGGAAACTTTATGTATCAGAAAGAAAAGATTTTCTGGAAGATAGATTATAAAGATAATGCTATGATGTATCATAGTCCAGATGCATCTGATCCTAGTCAGACTATAAGAGTATTGACTATAATGAAAGCGAGTGAGTGGTAGTATGAATGATGTACAAAATTTTATTGATGAGTTAAAAAATGTCAGAAAACTTATTGAAGATCCTAGACCAAAGATCACTAAGTATGATGATGCTATCAATATGATAGAGAATATTATTGGTAAATATCAAGCTATCATTGATGAAAACGAAAGGGAAAACAATGAGCATAATGGGTAGAGCATTTCTTGACAATCAAGAACAAGCACATGATCGTATGGATTATTACTATGATCGTGAAAAGAAACTAAAAGATATTCTTACAAGTCTTGCCGAAGTCAAAAAGATTTTGGAAAGACAGCTCAAAGAAGTTACTGATGAGATAGATAAGTATGAGAATGAAAACTTTGAATCTATATCATTGAAAGAAGTTGAAGATGCTATTGAGCCAGTGGAAGTTCTAGGGCAGCCGAAAGGATAACTGCCCTAGTTTTTCTCAGAAGGAATTGAAAGTTATTTCGTAGCTTTACATTTTATGAAAATCAAGGTATTTTTTTGTATGGCTTATGCACTTACAGAAAAGTTCCAGAAACAGCTGATTTCTCAGTTCGTTGAGAAACGAAAGGAGCTGGGATTGACACAAAATGCTTTGGATAGAAAGATGAATGTCGCAATAGGACTTGTATCTAAGTGGGAAGTAGGAATCCGAAAACCATCTGGGTACTTGTTCTGTTGCTGGGCAGAAGCTCTTGAGTGTGAGCTGTGGCTAAAAAGAAAAAACTAATCAAGATACATGGTTGGTGGTTTTTCAATAAGACACCAGAAGAAAAACAAGAGTATCAAAGATGTCATTGTGGTAAGATAGGAATTTACAGTAATGACTATATGCGTACATGGTTTTGTACCGAACACATGAATATGAAAGGAGATCCAAATGATGAGGATATCGCAAGAAAATCCACTTAAGATTAAGTATATCCTGGAGTATGAGACTTCAGAAATACCAATGAATCCAGATTGGATTAAGAAAAAGATTGAGAATGTAACTAATACTATTAACAATCATTTTAAAAGAAATAAAATGAAAGGTCATAGAATATATATGAGAAAAGTTTATGACCAGACATAATACAAATCCAGATTACTATACCGAAAATAGATATCATCTTACAGATGTTATACTTGATTGGGATCTAAATTTTTTGGAAGCTAATATTGTAAAGTATGTTAAGAGACATACCAAGAAGAATGGAGAAGAAGATTTAATGAAAGCTGCTTGGTACTTAAACAAGTTATTGGAGAACAATTATGGTACAACACTTGAAGCAAATCTTGAATCGATTAGGGATAGTAAAAAGAAAGAAGATTGAAGATCCTATCGTATTGATAAGGAGGAAAAGAAGATTTGTTACTAAACTAGCTTACAAGTATTTTACAATGGAAGAAGCTGTTGAGTTTGATAGATTGTACAATAGTAAGTATGTAAAAGATAACAAAAAAGTGTCAAATGTGGTAAGACTTTTGATGACTAAATACAAACAAGAAAGGGAACTATGGCGAAGAAGAACAAGATGAATACTTCTTTTATTATTCACGAAGATATGCAGCGTGAAGAAATGAAAGGACTTGGTGGTACAGATGCCAAAGAAATTGTAAATGGTAATTGGAAAGATCTATGGGAGATCAAGACAGGTAAGAAAGCTCCTGTAGATCTATCAGATGTTTTACCAGTACAACTTGGTATCGTAACCGAAGATTTCAATCGAGAATGGTTTACAAAAGAAACACAAATTCAAGTACTTAAACCAGGTATCATACAATCTAAACTTGTAGAATTTTTGTATGCAAGTGTTGATGGTATTACAGATAGTGGTTGTATATTTGAAGCAAAGCATGTCAGCCCATTTTCGTTCAAAGATGTTACGCATAGATACTATCCTCAGATACAACATTATCTGATGGTTACAAGATTTCAGAAAGCGTATCTATCTGTACTGATTGGTAATTCTCAACACAAGATCTATGAGATTGAAAGAGATGATGAGTTCATCAAACAAATGTTTTATGCTGAGTGTATGTTTTGGAATTTTGTTATGACAAATGTACAGCCACCAGACTTTGTTGCTTTTGATCAGTTCAAAGGAGATGGTAAGATTGTTGAGAATAATTTAACAAGAATTTATTTAAATGGAGAACAAGCGTATGAGTTTGAATTACCCAATAGCAGCTGGTTACAAGAAACAGAACACTAGCAAAAATGCAGCGAATGACATAAACAAAAAGCTGCCATATTTGAGAACTAAAGTATTACAGATAATAAAGAATAAAGGTAGTTATGGAGCTACACCAGAAGAAGTAGCAGATCTACTGAATATTACAATATTATCAGTAAGACCAAGATTTACTGAGTTGAAAATTAGTAAGGATATAATTGATTCTGGAGTTACAAGAAAGAATCAGTTTAACAAAAATATAATCGTATGGAGGTACAATGAAAGGAACAGACAATCCAAATAAAATTATTTGGGATCAACTGAAAGTTACAGATCCTAAGTTTACAAAAAAGATTAACAAAGGATTTGGAGATATTACTTCGATAGATCCTATGTGGCAGATCGGTAAGATGACAGAAACCTTTGGACCTTGTGGTAAAGGTTGGGGTTTTGATGTGAGCTATGCTTACACAGATACTTATGTAGCTGCAGAAGTTAAGATTGTTTGGAAAGATCAAGATGATATCTGGTACAAGTATGGTCCAATATCATCTATGCAGAAACTATCTGTAGGTAAAACAAATCGTTTTGATGATGAAGCTAGTAAGAAAGCTATGACAGATGCTCTAACAAAAGGTTTGAGTTATCTGGGTATGTCGGCTGATGTATTCTTAGGATTGTTTGACAATAGTAAGTATGTACAGAAAGCTACAGCTGAGTATGAATCAAAAGCAAAGGAGCTAAAGAAAGATGAAACCTAGAATATATGTTTCTGGAACTATAGAGTTGAATGATAATATTCATTCTAAGGTAAAGTTTAGTTTAGATACTGAAGCTGGTACTTGGCAACAATGGGGTAATACCAACGAGAGAATGTTTAAGACAGTTGATATTGCTACTAAGATGCAAGAAGCCATTATGGATTCAGAGTTAATAAATAATTTAGAGATAGGAGTAACTGATGATTAATAAAGTAATGTTGATTGGTAGAGTTGGCTCAGAGCCAGAAATCAAAGTAACTACAAAAGATGAAAAGTTTGCAAAGTTATCTTTGGCTACCAACAAAAGATACAAGGTAGGTCAGACTAACCAGGAGAAAACACAATGGCATATGATCAAAGTGTTTGATCCAAGACTAGCTGAGACTATCGAGAAGTATGTACACAAAGGTACTATGTTGTATGTTGAGGGCGAGATTGAGTATTCAAAGTATGCTGATTCTGAGGGCAATCAAAAGACTACAACAGAAATACTTGTACCAAAGTTTAGTGGTGTAATCAGAATGGTTGGAGAGAAAGCAACTGGTAGTAAACCAGCAGCTGCAAGTTCAACTGATAGTGTAGATGATATACCATTTTAAGAACACTTGTATGGTGTGTTAGTCTTTGTAATTTAAATCTAACAACGCAAGTTAAGGGTTGGTGGTGGAAACACTGTGGCACAAATCCATCAACCCTCCTGGATTCTCTACTGAATGATGAGGTAGCTCCTCATGGGTATCATAGTGCCTACTAAGAAACTATGTAGTAG